TTTCACGGAATCTACGCTGGTAGGACACAGAGTTCAAATTCCTATGTCCGTAGATGACCTGAACACGTTTTTCGTATGGAGAAGAGAATCTGGAGCCCCTCGTCCGATAGGCCATTTCGTTCCAGAAGTCGACGGTCTAAAATTCGTCGATGCCTTGACTGCATCATTGAATAAATCCTATAATGACATTGACGGCACTCTAGAGGGACTCAACTTCAGCTCCTATATTCTGGATGCAAATGGAGATTCTAGAACTCGTGAGACAGGCTCAGTCACCGCAAATGATTTAGTCATGGCCTATGTACTATTCAAATGCTACGGAAACTCATCCGCCCCTACAATGAACATTATTTATAATCTGGAAGACGCCCAGTGTATGTTACAGTCAGAAGCCGTCGCCAAAATGATTATTGATTCTTTCAAAGAGGAAGAGCTTCTGACAACTTCTGGAGGAGTGGATATGGGTGCCGTGGACGCCATGTTCCGCTCTATGCTTTCACTCAATCCTCTGCGTTATTTCCAGGCGAACGGAACCCAGATTCCTGGCCTGTTTGAGACGAATTTCGTCTGCGAGGAAGCCGACCCTATGGGAACAGGCGCGTGGATGTTCATGGAAAATGATAAGCTGGAGATACGCCTGGAATTCTCATTCCCCCAACCTGTAACACACATAAGCGCTGGAGAAATGGGTAATTATGAGAACACGGTTATACCCGCGGGAACGACATTCGCCATTCGCCTCCAACTTCTGGCGGTAGATACTCCTTCAGGCTCATCGGCGAAACGGGCTGCCGCCGCCGCTGCTGCCGCTGCTGCCGCCGCTGCACATACTGCCTCTCGTGCTGCCGCCGCCTCCTCCGCCGCCTTATACGCCGCCATGGCGGAGAAGGAGAGAGAACAGGCTGCCTATCTTACCACACAAGACGAGACGTTCTATACAAACGCCGTCAACGAGAATGCCAGACAGGCTATTGCGGCGTCCAATGCCCAGGCCACTGCTGCCGCCGCCCAAGCCGCCTTGGAGGAGGCGATTTTAACAGGCAGCACAGAATCGGAAATACAATTCCAGCGTTCCGCTGCTATCGCCGCCGCCGCTGCCGCCGCCACTGCCACGTCGCTGTCCAATCAGGCCGCCGCCACCCTACAGGCCATCGCCAATAAGAAGGCACTTGCCGAACAAGCACTGGCCGCCGCGCAACAGAAACTCGCCGAGGCCGTGCTTTCTTCCGCCACTGCCAATTCCATTACAGCTGCCGCTGCACTCGCCAAAGCCCAGACGGATGCCACCACGATTGCCGCAACCACGTCGGCAGCCAATGCCGCCTCTGACCCGGTAACAAAGGCACTGACGGATGCAGAGAAGAAAATCCTCGACCCGCAGACAACTATTATGGCCCAGGCGGCCTATAATTCCAAGAAGGGCGACTCCCTTCAAGCCTGGGCCGACTTTGTAAAGGCGAGTGACGCAAAGTCCACGACACAACACGCTCTAGAAAACGTGGCGTTTGAGATTGATTACGCGATTATGACAGGCAAGAAGGCCGCCGATATACAAATTCTGCGCTCTGAAATGATTGCGCTAACGCAGAAATCCAAGGACTGTGTAAAAGGATATGCCGATGCTAGTTTGGCACTTATTAGCGCCCAGGGTGCCGAGAAATTGGCCTTGGATACGCTGGTGGCGGCGAAAAGGGCGGCGGCCTCGCTTGGGGCGACGATTGCCGCTGCCAATGTGAATGAAACGGGCGAGGCTGCTGCGGTTGCTGCTACTCAGCTTACTGCCGCCACCACGGCCAATACGGCCGCCCAGACTGCGTATACACTGGCGAACACGAATTTGAATGCGGCTATTGCGGCGGGGGCGGTCTTATCAGAAGTACAGACTCTGCGTCTCGCCGTTATTACGACAGGCACGACAGCCACTGCAGCGGTGGCGGCTTTATCGGCCGCAAATACGAAGAAGAGCGCCGCCGATGTCGCCGCCACTGCCGCCGTCGCTGCCAAGACCGCTGCCGATGCGACGGTCGCCACTGTTACGACGTGGGCGACGGGTGCTCTCGCTGAGTATAATACTCGCCTTGCCAGTATATCAACGTTCCAAAATAGTATTATTGATAACGCCCAGGCGATGACAATGGCGAAGACGCTGAATGACGCCCGTGTCAGCCTTGTGAATTTAGAGCAGTCGGCCGATTTGGCGGACGCCACATATGATATTGCAAAACGAATGATGGATGTCGCCGCTGCTTCCGAGTATACACGCCTCAGTGCCGCCGCCGCTGCTGCACTTGCCGATAAGACTGCAAAGCGGGCGGCGGTTGTAAAAGCACAAGCCAATTTTGACGCGCGTTTCAGTGCGGTCATGGAGGACCAGAATTCCAAAGATTTCTTCGCCGCCGCCGTGGCTCACTATAGACTATCGGTCCAAACTGCAAAATCAAATAAACTCGCCACAATTTTATATGCGGCCATTATTGCAGAAAACAATTCCAAGGTGGCACTCGACATGGCTGAGCTGAATTACACTCTGGCTAAGAATGCCCTCGATGTCGCCATTACAAGTGGAACAGAGCTGAGCAAAATCAGAGAGCTTAATGCCGACCTTACAGCAAAACGCAATACGTATAATACCGCCAACGCGCAATTCACGACAACACATAATGCCAGAGTCATAGCCGAGACGAATGTGAATAATGCTTCTCAAAGTGTGCTTGATACACTCGCCGCCACTGCACTCTTACAGGCGGACCAGGCGATGGCGGCGAAAACGAATGACCTCGTGAACAAGGTAACAGCCTTGTATCAGAAGGCCTTGGCAGCTGTAGAAGAAGCTCGTGTGAAAAAGGCGGAATATGACGTGGCCGCCTCTTCTCTGAAAACCGCCGTTACTGCAGGCCAACCTCTGGCGACTATTCAACAGCTCCAAAAGGCGGTGGCCGACGCTGCTACCGCCCTCTCAACGGCGACATTTAATTCGACCCGCCTGAATATGGCCCTTTTCAGCCAACAGGCCGCGGCTCAACAAGACCCCAATGCACAGCTCGTGATAGACAACGCAATGGTAAGCACTAGGTCTGCAACTGAGACGCATAAAGTTGCTGTGTTAGAGAAGGCGGCCGAAGATAAGACTGTGGCCGCCGCTCAAGCCACCACGGCTGCCCAACAAGCCCAGGCGGAATATGATCTTGTATACAAACAATTGATTACTGCCGTAAATGGCGGCAAGGATATCAAGTCCCTCCAAGAAAGCCTACAGACAACAACCAATGCATTGGCCCTCGCGAAACAGGCGGAGGCTCGTGCCGTCGCCGCCAAGGTTCAAGCGATTACCGATTTATCAGGCAGCAATGTTCAAAATACAGTACTCATTCAAGCGGCCATCGCCAAGCTCACTGCAGCAACGGCCATTATAGTACAACAGCGGAATGAGAGAAACACACAGATACAAGCTGCCAAATCAAATCTGCTTACCTCAAATCTTACACATGCACAGATAGCTTTGAATAACGCTACCATTGATAAACAGAATGCCCAGAAAGATTACGATGTTGCCTCTGCAGCTCTGAACGCCTCTGTGGAATCTGGAAATAATCTGAAGGAAGCTTTGGCAAATGAGCAAAAGGCGGCTGCAGATTTACTTGCCGCGACACGTGCTTTTGGTGCGGCAACAGACGCATACAATACAGCACAGGCTGGTGTAGTAGCTGACCCGAATGTTGCGGCCATTCTCTCTGCAGCATACGACGAGGCAATGACGGCTATTGACGCCGAGAAGAATACGAAGTTGCTGAAAAATCTGAATAATCAGAAGGCGGCACTTCTTGTCTTACAAGGCCAATTTGATACGGCATATTCCATTTATTTGGGAGCAAAATCGGCCTTAAAAACGGCAGCAGAAAATGGAAATGACACGGATACACTACAAGAGGCCTTTTATACAGCGGCGTCCAATATGTGTACTCTGAATTCCAAGGTAAAGGTGTTAGAGGAGTTGATTGTCAGTTTATCGGTTGGTCTGTCTATTTCTCCTGAGCAGGACGCAATCTATTCCGCTGAGAAGGCGCACCAGTTATTCGTAAAGGAAGCACAGATTTCTGCAACGAAGGCTGAGGCCATTCGTGAGCAGAAGACGCAGCTAGATTCCGTAGAGCACTCGTATAATCTTGCGGCAGAGGAGTATGACATTGCGAGTAAACGTCTGGATGATGCCATATCTGGAAATGGCTCTGATGCGATTGCCATCCAGGGACTTCGTGATGCGTCGGCTGCAGCGGCTGTGAAACGCGATAATCTGAAAATCAAGTATGATGCGGCGAAGGCGGCCTATGTAGCTTCCGTTGCTGACCTTGACCCTATTGCCGCATTCATCGTAAACCTAGATTTCCTACGTGAATCAAATACGGCAGTCCAGGCAAAGAAAGCTGCCAATTTACTGGCGAAAAACGCTGTAGAGGCGGACTTAGCCAAAGGCCAAGCAATTCTCAATGCCGATACGGCTGCTTTGAATACCGCAAAGGCGGCGGAGGCGGCGTCTCTAGCAGCTGGGGCTATTGAGCAAGAAATGGTGAATCTGCGTGCAGCTACTGCAGCGGCCACGGCACGGGCGGCGGAAGCACAGCTGAAATACGGTCTTCTTCAGAAGGCTGTGCTGGATGCCCAGGCGGCGTTGGATGCGTCAACTACATCGGCAACTGGTTCTCAGACTGCCTTGAATACGGCGAATGCTTCCCTTGACGATGTGACAAATGGTTTCATTTACTCTGCTCCTGTTGATAATTACGTACTCATGACAAAGTATGTTCCTAAGTCCATAGCGAGCGGTGTACCGTTTACATTGAAAACCCGCACAATCACTCCCATAAACATGGGTGTGTATGCGAGCGGCACTTCCTATGATGTGGGAGACATTGTGGCGTATCCTACCTCCACAAGCTCTAGATATATGTGCCTGACGCTAAATCCGATTTCTGGGAAAAACCCCGTGGCATTCCCTAGCCTTTGGATAAAGCTGCCAGAGGTAGCCTTAGTGTTTAATGCGGCGACCGATTTGAGTTTGACACGTCTTTCTATTACTGGCACGAATAACAGAATTGTGAACTTCACTACACCCACAGGACTCGACGACCCTCGTATTAGCGCGACCTTGCTGAATTCCTTTGCGGCCTTTGGAACAGGTATTCAGATTCCTGACTCTATACAATCCTATTTATGCGACTCTGTTACAGGTGTTGTTACGATTTCCTTTGATAATTATATCAATCAAGCAGCCGGTGCCACGTTCTATATCAAGAATGGCAAGACAGCTCTTGATGCGGCACTTACCGATGCAAATGCGGCAACACGCGCAGCGGCAGAAGCAGCGGCAGCGGCGGCGAGGACTTCCGCGGTGGCAGGCGCAACGGCGGCCACTTCTTTGAGCACCGTTGCCGCGTTATATGCGTCCTATAACACAGTCCTCGGATTCGCCACGGAATCTCGTGCCCAAGCCACAATCGCTGGAACGACGGTCGCTGGAAACTCGGCCACTGCCGCTGAGGCGGCGGCGGAATCTGTTCGTCTGCTCTTAGTTGCCGCCCAAGCCGCACAGGCCGCCCAATACACAGGCAATGGATTCGTTCCCTTGGATATTTCTGGCGGGGGCGGCAGCAGCAGCAGCAAAATGATGTTGTTCAATAAAACCCTTCTTCCTGCGGTAATAACACCTGGAAACCCCTTTGAGCTTGGGAATGCCACTATCGTACCTGATACTTCTCCCACTATCTACAGTGATTCAGCCACATATAACGCCGGCAATACGGTGTATTTTACCGATGACTGTGTGTATATGTGTATCGCCGGTCCCACTATACAGGCAAATGGAACTGTGGCCCCTTCTTCCATAACAAACAAGTCGCCGAGTACAAATCCTGAGCTATGGGTGAAGATAGCGGATTCAGGTGATGGTGTAACAGGGTATGAGAATATAGGGTTAAGTGGATCAGGTTTATTCCTCTATGTTGGGCAATATGGTGGAACACGGTATGTCAATGGCTTTGACACATGGACCCTGAGTTCTTTTGAGGTACCTTCCAATATAAAGATGGCAATTTTCAGTGAAGTGAATTACGGTGGTCTATACAGAATTCTTACACAAACAACGCCCAGTTTCCAGTCGCTTAATACAAGCGGATTGAACTGGAATGATAATGTTCGCAGTATTAAAATTATGTATGCCACGGAAAATATTGGAAAGCCTTATGAAGCTTATGTATATAACTCTGCAGTAGATTTAGCGATTACTGCAGAGTCAGTGTACACAGATGGAAATGGGAAACAACGTATTCGTTGGTTGGGTGGGGGGAGCTATAATGTGTATGATATTGTTTCTTATCTTGGAACAAGCTCACTTAGCACATATATTCTATTTGGAACCGGTGTAACAAATAATTCCACTGTATACCAAACCTTGAGTGGTGTGGCGAGCAATGGAACAACACCTTGCTATGAATTCGTGATTGAAGGAAGTATCTCCACCGATATTACGAAAACGTTTTATATTCGCAATGGTAAAACACAGTTTGATACATTGTATAGTTTAATGGAAACAATCATAGATTCAACAAATCCTCCCACACAGCCTTCTTCTCTGTCATCCAGCTCTATCACAAGCTCGGCATTCACTGTCGGCTGGAGCGGGGGTAATGGGGCCACTTCTTACACGTATACGCTGAATGGAGTGGCAGCAACACCTTCCGCTAATAACGGAGTTGCATCCAAGTCGGCAACATTTAGCGGATTAACTTCTGACACAACATATAGTGTTGTAGTAACTGCAGCGAAGGGTTCATTAACATCTAGCTCTTCATCTCTGAGTGTAAAAACCACTGTTCCAGGATCTATTGTGTGGCAAGGTGGGCAAAATGTAACATTAACAGGTACCACAACTATACAAAAAACAGGAGGCGTAAATGGAGCACAAGATGCCGGTCAAAACTCTTTCCCTCTTTTTACAGGAACAAAATTCTTACAATTTTCTGCAACATCTTTAATTGATGCGCAGATTGGAATTGGACAGTATGGAGTTCTTACAGAGAACTACGGATTCGATAATACTACTGCATTTGATATGGCAATTAGGTTGCTATCCACTGGAGAGATTGCTACTGTTAATGGAGAACAAGGTTATAGTGAAGGTGTTGGATTATACAATTCAAGCACTATGTTCGGTATAATGAAAGATTTCGTAACAAATGAAGTCGTATTTTTTGTAAATAATGTACAAGTAAAACGCTATTCATATTACAATATTTCAAATGGTAATATAGTAAATGTAAGTATTAAGACAAGTGGAGGAACAATCAATAATATTCAACTTCTGGATGAAAGGCCAACTTAATAATTAAACATCAATCCTCCACGCCCACCATAGACTCGTAACATGTTATATGTTTCCGCCCATACATAGATTGTATATGCTGGAACATCCGATTCTAGGACAGACCCACGGAATGGTTTGAATGTTAGAGAAAGCTCTATGCGAGTAATTTTATCCAAATTTGCTTGTCCCATGGGGTTGCTCATACCAAATTCCTCAGAGTTTGTGCCAAAGGGTAAATGATAATAATATTTATGATGCCAGGGTGTTTTTCGTTGTTCCACGGTGGGTAGAATTGACCGGAAAAATGCAGGAGAATCTGTGGCATATCGTATCATTTTACCTTCGTATAATAACTGGAGGCTTTGAATAGGCTCGGAATCTATGGAAGAATATGCGGGTATGAGCGGAGTAAATCTGTCGAGGGTCAGTCCTGCCGCGTCAGGCCACCATGGCGCAATCGGACCAACCCCACTCAAATCGGCGATATACAAGCCAGATAAATCTCGGGTAGCCAAGAAGGGCGCATTGAGTAAATCAGCGGCAGGATTGTGCGCGACCATATAGATATCTCGGCAAGGATTGGGTATGCGTAGAGAAATCTTGGTTTTCGCGAGACCTTTCGTATCATGTGTAAAAGGATAATGCTGGACTACTGGGTATGTCAAGTCGGCGAGGCGAATTCTGTTTGCCTCGGGGCCATCGAGATACACGTATTCAAACAACATATAGCAATCCTGTAATTGGAATGTATCGGGCATCTTGATTCCGGGAATTTCTCGGACTCTCACCGATTTCTCGGGATTTCCATTGAGGCCGAACACTTCTTTTCCTTCGGCCGTTGGCGGGTTATCTAGAACGTAAAAAGGACTACCCGCCATCGGAGGCATAGCAAGACTTCCTGTTACAGCGGCCACGGCGGCTCTCGCTGCATCCCCCTTGTTGAAAATCCGCGCACAGCCGGCGGTAGTATAGAAGGATTCTGTGGGCGACACTGCCGGGCTCCCTGGTTTTATAAGATAGGTGCGAGGGTCTTTGATGCGACTTGTTGTCGTATAAAGGGCATCCACCACGTTCAATGCCACGGAGGTTTGTACCAGGTCATTGCCCAGGGCGTCAATGGGCAAGGCCATAGAAGGGTCGGCGCGCGCAAACCAAAAAGGGAGAGGGGTGACGATTTGTTGCGTGCCTGAGAATCCATTGCTTTTCGGTGTGAATCCTTGGTCGTGGCGACCTAGCATACGATTCACCGTTGTCGTTTTTTCCAGGGGAGTATGGAACTCGTCCAGAACTTCCAGGAGTTTTCCGTCAAGGGTGTCTATGCGATTTCCCCCAATACTCAAGTCGGCGGAAACAACGAGTGCATGGCCAATGGAATTCGTCCAACCGAATGTGGGTCCGGCGAATTGGAGGCCGCGGTCGGTGGCGTATTTTCTCGCCGCCGCCTGTGCAGTGGAAATATCTGGCATGGTGGTGACAAGGAATGCACGAGTCACCAGATGTCCCCTGCGAGGCACCGTGATTCTGGCGGTGCTTCCAAATGCCGGCTGATTGTCGAAATCCACGCGATACCATTCCGTGGTAAATCGCCCTCCTTTTACATAGGCTCGTTGGAATGCGTCGGTACTCGGCTGTCCTTTCGGGGCGAGGAGGCGCTCATCTTGCATGCCCGAATTCAAGAGCCTTAATAGACCCGCCGAGGCCATTCTGATGTTGTCCCTTTACAAAATCTTTAGAGCAGAATAGAAGGAATGGGGTTGAGCTCAAGCAAAGCGGGAAGCAATTTCATAGGCATAACCTATCTACACCTTTTAGCTGGTCTAGGCGTTACGGCGGTAAGCTCCAATTACCCTGTGAGCGACACGATGACTGCGCAAATCGTGGAAATTGTGTTGGTCTTTGTGCTTTTATTTGCCATGTCGTATGTACAACCGGGACCTCTGAAATATGTGTTGTTCGCACTTTTCGCGGTGACTCTGGGCCAAGTCCTGGCGAACTTTGTTGCGAGACTCAAATCAGAAAATGTGTTAAAGGATGTATTGGTGACTGTGGCAGGTATTTTCGGCGCGATGACTGTCCTCGGGTTTTATGATAAGCAGAATATTCTCGGATTCGGCTCTTATCTGTTGGCAGCATTGATTGGCCTGATTGTTGCTAGGCTCTTATTGATAGCAGGTGCTTTTGGTGGTGTAAAGATGGAAACTATATCCTCTTTGAGCGAGGCACTATCTTGGTTTGGAGCTGGACTTTTCTCTATCTTCGTTGCGTATGATACGCAGAGGATAAAGGAGATTGCCGAACGGCTCAAGAATCGTACTCCGGATTATGTGGATGCCTCTCTAGGACTTTTCTTGGATGCAATCAATCTGTTCACAAATGTAGGAGATATTATGGATAATTAGAACGGACCGATGGCGACTTATTATAAGATGAAGAGTTACCATGTTTTTCTCATGTTTTTGAAAGTGGTGATGGTTGTTCAACTGGTACTTATATTATTAAAGCTACAAAAGGAAGATTCCGTAGTATACCTACTATCGGAAGTTGCCTTCAAAGTGTTCCTTGGACTTTTCTTGATGGTGTATTTTTTAATTGCCGGCTCATCTGACTTTGATTTCTGGGATGAAGTGTTTATCTCCTTTGGAGGAGGCTTATTGATGTTTGATGCGGTGTATAATGTTCTACCGAAGGTTTTCTTACGGTATGGAATACATTTTAATCCGTATACATTTTATTTGTCATACCATCCTGAAAACGGAGCCACTGAATCGCAAGAACAAACACTTTGACCTCCCAGTCTTGTTCTAAGGCTCCGCCAGGCGGGACAATATTTAGCCCAAGCCGAATAGATTGTAGGCGAGAAGCATTCGCCGTGCCTGCCGGCTGATGACGTCCAGGGGTGCTAGAGAAGGAATACCCATATATGAAGTTTTCATATGCGGCAATTCCTCCCTTATGCCTTAACGCAATATGCTGGCGAAACCATTGCTCTTCTGCACGGACGATATCCACACCATTACATTGAATAGTGGCAGATTGTAACAGGGGTTTCGTCGGATTATAGGTCGCATCATATTCATAACTTGTCACTGCCGAATAATTCGTCCATTCATTATTGTTCTCCACCGACTTACGACGGACAAACCAGATAATCTCTTCCACAGGGTGATTCAATTCAAGGGGCAACAACACTTGGATGGTGTCGGCGGTTGTTTTATTGACGGCGTATTTGAGAGGCTCGGCGAAATGGAAGGTTGTCACATTGCGCGTGAGGATTTCAAACGGGTTGCGCAGAATCTTATTGCGGATAGAGCCGTCCGTATGAGCGGAATACGTAATGAGCTGGATATTCTTAAATTGGGGGATGTTATCATAGGCCTTTATCTGCACTTCCGTTGGCAGAGGGTGTGACGGGGTCTTAATAGTATCGCTGACAAGGAATGTTCTGCCGAGTGGAGTATCGTCACAGTTTACACGACGCCCTGTTATGATTCGGACGCATTCCTTGAAGGGTCGTAACTGCACATGAATGCGTATAGAGCCTTCTTTACATGCGAGGACAGGAAATGCTTCCTGGAGCTTCACACGAGAAAAGAAAAAGGGGAGCGGGATAAAAAGGCTGCGGCTTGTGGTGGGAAAGGGTTTCGCCAGGGGACTGTGTAAAAGGGATGATAGTGGCTGTCTGCCAAGGCCATCGGTCGCTAGGCCGAATTGGGAATTCAGGTCTTGGAATAATAGGCTGGACACGTTCAAGAAATCTCCATCGACGATTTCAATGGTCTGGTCACCGACTTCCAGCTCAGCACGCTCCAAGATAACCGTGCCGAGAGAATTCGCATAAAACCATTGTTGCCCTTGAGGTCCTGTAGACATAGTTGTGATAATAATAGTTGCAGGGTGTGTATTATTGACCGTGTAAAATCCGACTCCACCAGGAGTTCCTGATACGAATCCTGTGATTATAGTGCCAGGTAGAACACCTTCTCCTACAACGGGTGAGCCGATGGATACTGTTCCAGATATCAGTGTGAGCACTTTCAGATTGGTTAAGCCAAGCGATCCAATAAAAGAGCCAGTGGCTGCATACCGCCCAGATTCCATGCGCAGGAGGTCGGTATCATTGTACCAATGGCTGAGGTCTATTTGGAGGACTGTGTTAAAGAGGATATCCCCTGCACTTGTGGATTTCAAGTCAAAGGTGAATCGTTGGCCGAAGCCCGTGGGGCCACGAAAGGGGTATTGTTGCACACAGGTGGAAAACGGCCTTAGACGACGGGACTGCTCAGGAAGCCACCATGTTTTATCCGATGATAGCGGCGTGAATTCGTTGTCCTGGTAATCCCTCGGAGTAAGGTCAAGCAGGGTCACGATATCGCCGCTCGGCCGAGTGAATCCCTGTGACTGGGCAGGAGCAAGTGGCAGATTTTCTACGCTCATCTCTTTATTAATTCATGGATAGAAGTTCTGCGCGGCCTTTTCCATCCGTGCGTAACTCAGCCCAGCCTTCTGTAATGACGAACAGCTCTGTTGACCTCGCAGAGGAGGTGCCGGGCGAGGCGAGGTCAATGAAGAACGTGGGTTTATCGGCACTGGAGAAATTCACAGCTCCGCCCACTTGGGACCCGATGTCCTGAAATCTGGAGGGGGCGATTGCACCGAACGACCAGTTCATCGTATTGATTTCCAGGCCTGTATCAGTATCCTCTTTGGCGTAATTCGTGACGTCTCTCCATATCAGCGGGCTGCGTGGGAATTCGCGAGTTTGACCGGCCATGAGAAACGATAGGCTGTTATAATAGGGTTTTCCGTCGTCCGTCTTTATTTTATACAGACGATTCGCCATGGTATCGGCGGCGTTTCGGAAATACCAGGTAAGCCTACTAACAGGGTGCCGTCCATCCAGGCGGCGAGAAATAGTGGCTGTTCCTCCAGCAATGACATTTGCATAATCTAGGCTGCTCTGTGTGAATTTGTTTTCGTATATTCTGGAGAAACGAGTATAAATAGGTCGGGTTTCCATTGCCTGTTGGACATCCTTATCCACGTAGATTTGCATGGTTTCTAGAGAAATCTTGGGTTGGAGAATATGCTCTCGTTCAAGTGTTTGAAAGGGTACTGCAGGAGTGGTGGGTGATGTTTGTTGGTATAGTTCTCTGCCCCACGGAATGGCCTTTGCTGTTGCTGCAGGATTCGACGATTCCACAAGGTCTTCTAGTTTCCTTAACTTACAACGGAGTCTATATGTATGTCTCGTCATCGCCCTCTGGGGAAATCCAACATCAGATGGCCCTTGTTGGCAGCCCACCAAGGGCAACTCTAGACGCATGGTGGGTGGGAGGGCATTCCTGCCGATTTCTAGGGATGTGCCGCCGTGGCTGCCCGTCTGCGCTGTAGTTATGAATCCTTGGCCATATGTGCCGACGTTTTTGGACAAGGCCCATAGAGTATCCCCGCTGAATTCTTGTAGTAATATGCTATCCTGATAAAATCCGATTTTTTCAAAAAGGAAATAGGCGATTCCTTGTATATATCCGTAGGAAATGCCTTCTTCATCGTTTATCACCGAATTCCTCACAAGTTTCGCCTGTGCCTCAGGAAGCCATGTGGGAAGTTCTATGACCAGGGTAGGTGATCTCATCAAATCGCCCACCAAATCAAACTCAAACTCCACGGTGCGTCCGAATTCCACGGCGGTCGTGGGGAGAATGCGGCGCATTTCTTCCAGGCGCGCAGTCTGTGCGTCATACGTATTGTCAAACGCAAACCGACTATCATGCTGGTCTTGGAAAAAGTATACATCTTTCTTGCCTCGGGAGACGAGCTCGTATAACGAGCCTTCTGCTGAAGCACTCATCTGATGATTCGCTTCATAATTTAAATGTGAGAAGAGGCCGCGTTTGCTGCAGCTGCTGCTGCAGCATTAGCAGCAAAGGCTGCTTCTTTGCCCATGCCAGGAGCAACAAAGTCAAGTATAATACGGGAAATTCCCATCATGATTATGGATGAATAGGATACCTGTGTAGAGCTGATTACCTGAACACCCAGCTGGCACACAGGACTTCCAGAGGTCACCATTCCTTGTAAAAATCCCCATACTCCATCAGGGACACACGCTGCGTTATACAGCTTTGTCATCCCATAATGGGTCGAGTAAGAAATAAGAGCAGAGCCAATTGCTTTACCGATTGCGGATGTTGCCATGGACGATAAAGTCGCGAGGATAGGCATCTATTATTTATGGACGGCCGCCGTTAAGGCCTTTGCCCCCCTATAATTGCTTCCAAACAGAAGCCCCAAATACACCCAAGAAAGAAGATGCAGTTAATCCCTCTAACACAGGTATTTCGCCCTTCTGATACTTATATACAGTCGCCGCCGCCGCCACGAGGAACAAGAAACTCCCTAGTGCAATATCAGCGAATCCTACGAGAATATCTACGTGATTTATCAAAACAATCATTGAAATTAATAGGGTT